CCAAACACGCACTGCTGCTTGGCTTTGTAATTGGCTCAAAATTTATTCCGCAGCCAGCCTTTTGCAAAACCGCTTGTTATGTGTAGTTGTGGTGTGCTAATTGATGTCGCTGATTTGAAAAACTATTGTTCGGCTGTATTATTTTTTTTAAGCTGCGGAGCATGTATTTAAAAACTTAAATTATAAAAAATGGATGCAAAACAAAAAGCTATTTCACTACTAAATAGCAACATGCAATTTACTTACGACTGTGCTACAATGGAGCAAAAGTGTGGGCTAATGAATTGCCCGTCTGGGGTATGTAAAGCTGCTATACATGATGCAAAAAGAATAAGCTATGCTATGATTTTTGAAATAATAGATAGCCACAAAGCAGTTAGAATTGCAACCGAAATTGCGGCAAGAGATGTTTCAATGATTGATTTTTGGCTTTTAGTTAAAAAAGAAATAGATAATATATGAAAACAGCAATGCAAGAAATGATAGATTGGTTAAAAAGTCAAGAATCTATTTGTTTACAAAACGGGAACCAATCTCATGCAGATTTTTTAAACGGGCATATCTTAGTTGCTTTATCCTTACTTGAAAAAGAAAGACAACAAATAATTGATGCTCATGTATCTGATTTAATAACTGATTATGACCAAAGATTATGTATAGAAACAGATATTTCTTTAGCTAATGGCGAAATATACTATAATTTAAAATACAAAGAAAATGAAGCTAATACTTGATTTTGAATATTTGCAGTTGCCTTTAGATGATGAACCTAAAAATCAAACAGTATTTAATACCAACAATGTGCCCAATATTGGTGATACTGTTTTCTGGAGGGTAAAAGATGGTGATTATCCGTATAAGGTACAAGACAAGTCATTTACTTACGAAAATGGATTACTGGTTAAAATTGTTTGTTATTTAGAAAAAAGTTGAAATGGAAACTAATGTGTGGCGTTGGCAAAAAAATAATACAGTTATCCGTCTGCCCCGTAAATGGTATGCTGGTAACAATTACACATAACGTTCTGCCAGCTTTGCGAATGGCAGGGCATTTATTAACGTCAAACTGAAATTAAGATATGCAGATAGATTTATTTACCGAAGCTGAAACAACAACTGTCAGCCCTGCTTTTGCAAAACTGCCTGTTAGCAGAAGTGCATGTCGGAAGACATGGATTACTGTTGATGGTAGAACTGTATTTGAGGCTGGACGAATGTACACTCATGCAAAAACTGCTGAATTAGCTATTAAAGGTGAAAATGGGATTGTAATGTGGATGTCTGATGCTCGGTATAGAGAGCATTTCTGCTTACGTTTGACTGCTTTGCGAAGGTTGGGTATTTGAAATTCGTCAGCTTAACCATTGCAATGCAGCCGATTAAAGATAAACAGTTTAGCCTTTGTTCGTCCGCCCAACTTTTGCAAAGCAACTGTTAGCGGCGGTTTTAGTTTTGTCAACCAAAAGTTTTTTATATGAACGAAATACAACTCCCAGATTATTTGCCAAGCCGCTATCAGTCTTGGCTGCATCTGTACTTAGAAATTCAGAAAATTTTTACCGAACGTGGTGAACCGATTAACGAAGAAACCACGGTCAAACTTTATGAACTCGGCGATTATGAGGAACAGAAAATGTTGCGGCAATATTCCGAAGAAGTAATCCACTTCTACCAACATTTTCCAATCACGGTAATAAAATCAAGGGCATTGGATTACGTGCTTTCAAAACTTCCGTCTTTTGAAAAGATGTATGAAGTCAGAGGTAAAGCAATGTCAACACCGTATGCAGATGAAGCCATGCATCAAGTCTTTAACGCCCTTTTGGATGTCTGCCCAAAAAATCGCCGCTAACATCATAATAAGCGAAACCAACAACAAAACCAACAACTTACAATATGACAAAATCAGAATGGATCCAAAAACTCCGCAGGGAGTTACAGCTCCGCAACTATGCACAAAGCACCATTGGCACATACTGCGGATGCCTGTCTGTAATACTATCCATGTACAAAAAGTACAACGGTTATAAATCGGTGGAAGATATAAAGCAGTTTTTGTTAGACGTACCAAAAACACAAAATTACCACAAAAGTTTTACCGCCACCTTTCACCATTTTTTTGAAAAAGTAATAAAAAAACCAATAAGCCTGCAGGATATACCCTATCCACGCCCCACACATTACCTGCCACAAATATTATCAGTACAGGAAACAACCAGGCTGTTTGCAGCAGTAAAAAATACAAAGCACCTGGCCATATTAAAAACAATATACACCGGCGCCCTGCGCATAAGTGAAGCAACAAACATAATATGCCGCCAGGGCATCAGCCATATAGATGCACACCGTAAAACATTGCTTGTAAAAGGAGCTAAAGGTTATAAAGACAGGTATGTACACCTGCCCGCCGAAACCATACAACTGCTGCGCAACTATTACCAGCAGTACAAACCAAAATATTGGTTGTTTGAAGGCCAGGCAGGCGATAAATACAGCACCCGCAGCATACAAATAATATTTGCCCGGGCATGCAAAGCAGCAAACATAAACAAGCAGGTAACACCACACAGCCTGCGCCACAGCCGGGCCACACATTTGCTGGAAGCGGGCGTACGTGGCGGTATATACGCATTAAAACAATTGCTTGGCCATAACAATATAAAAACAACCGAAATTTACCTGCACCTCAGCACACAATCATTGGTTGATAGTATAGAAATGGCCGATACCCTCATACAACTGCAGCAAAAAAATAAAGAACTACTGCTCGAAATAGCAGCATAATTCCTAATTCTCAATTCCTAATTATAAAAAAAATGCCAACCCCACTGCCATTATCACAAAAAATAATAGATGCCGCCTGCATTTATTACCAATGCAACCAGCAGCAGCTGCAAACACGTGAATATATCGAACAGCGAAAAATAGTGTGCTATCTGCTCCGTAACGAAGCCATGCTAAAGTACAAACGCATACAAATAATATTCAACCAAAAAAATCACAGCGCCCTGTACCGGCAAATAACCGATATAGAAGCACAAAAAAATGTAATCCGCTCCATAAATACCGATATTAAAAACATAAAACAGTTAGCAGGCATTTGTGAGTAAAACACACAAAAGGTAATGCAGTTGTTATAATCTAACAGTAAAAAATATTAATTAACTTTATCAGCATGAAACAGCTAATTTTTCCAGTAACAGTATGCTTAATTTTATTAATAATATCATGGTATGTAATGGGTATTGGTCGTTATACTACATACATCGATGTAAAAACACACAACCTGAAAAAAGAAACAGCAACAAGAGTATATCACAACTTTAAAATAGTAATAAGCCGTTACCAGTATAATTTAACCGGCAGCGATGATAGTTTATACCATATAGAGAAATTATGGGCTGACGTTAAGATTATTTGCGTTCGGTGGGGCGTTACACCACCAAAGATTATTTAACAAACTAAAGTTCAGAATATGAACGAAGATTTAAAAAAGCACAACACCCCAACTGACGCAAATAATGTGATACCTGCTGGCGTTTCTCAGGTAGACGTAAATGCTAAGTGGGAATGTTGTAAATGTGGCTGGATTGGAAAACACAGCGAAAGTGCCGATAAAACACCTGTTGTAAATGATGCGTGGTTGCTTGTCTGCCCTAAATGTAGCAATAAAGACGAGTTCTTCGCTTGCAGGTAACTCAATGATAACCGAAATAAAAAAATTAAATTATTGAAAAGTAACTATTCCTTATTCACCATTATTTTGCCTTTTTTGTTACAATTTCCCCAAAAAACGCAAATAATTTCGTAAAAACTGTGTGTTTAACACACAATTACACCCATGCCAACATACACACAAGCCCAGTATAACGCATTATCACAAGCCATTTCACAAGGCGCCACCAGGGTAAAATATGCAGATAAAGAAGTGGAATACCGCACACTGGATGAAATGCTGCGCCTGCAAAAAATAATGGAAAACGATTTATGGCCAAATAACAGCAGCACACCAAAAAATACCCGCTTTTACGGCAGCTATTCAAAAGGCATACAATGAGCAACCAACCAAACATAACAAATAACTGGCTCGATAAAGCAATAGCCTTCATAAGCCCACGGGCAGGCGCACAACGCATAAAACACCGGGCCGCCGCACTATTATTAGCACAGCAGGTACGCCGGTACGATGCTGCCGGCCACGGCCGCCGCACCACCGGCTGGTATGCACCCGGCAGCAGCGCACAAACCGAAGTGCAAAACGCAATAACGTACCTGCGCAACCGCAGCAGGGAAATGTGCCGCAACAATCCCTATGCAGAAAATGCCGTAAAAGAAATAGCCAACAATACCATTGGCACAGGCATAATACCCAAAGCCATCGAGCTGTCAAAACTGCAAACCCGGCGCTTAAAAACAGCATGGGCAAACTGGGCAGATAGTACCACCTGCGATTACGATGGCCATACCAACCTGTACGGCCTGCAGCACCTCGCCGTACGCACATTAGCAGAAAGCGGCGAGTGCATCATCCGCAAACACACCATGCCCGGCAGCACCATACCATTGCAGTTACAGGTGCTCGAGGGTGATTATATCGATACAACAAAACACAGCCTGCAGCAAAACGGCACAGATAATTACATACTCTACGGCATCGAATTTAACAGCAACCACAAAGTAGTAGCCTACTGGCTGTACCAAAGCCACCCCGGCGATGCAGTTAATTTCAATACCAGCCTTATCAGCAACCGCATACCAGCCGAAGAAATAATTTATCTATTTGAAAAAAAACGCCCCGGCCAGTTTCGTGGCGTACCTATGGGCCACGCCGCCATGCTGCGGTTAAAAGATTTTGAGGAGTACGAAGATGCACAGCTCATACGCCAGAAAATAGCCGCATGTTTTAGTGTATTTGTAACCGACACCGATAACAGCGGCACCATAGCCGCCGCCGGTAAAGCAGAAGCCGACCGCATAGAAAAAGTAGAGCCCGGCATCATCGAGTACCTGCCACCAGGCAAACAGGTAACCATGGCCAACCCGCCCGATGCAGGTGCCAATTACGAGCCATACACAAAAACCGTACTCCGTGGCGTAGCCGTAGGTTATGGAATGGATTACGTAACCCTCACCGGCGATTATACAGCCGTAAATTACAGCAGCGGCCGCATGGGCTGGTTAAAATTTCAGCGCAATATCGATGTACTGCAGTGGAACATGGTAATACCACAAATGTGCAATAAAATGTGGCAGTGGTTTATACAGGCCGCCAATATAATGGGCTATATAAAGCAGGATGCAGTAGCCGTACGGTGGACACCCCCACGCCGCCAAATGATTGACCCGGTAAGAGAAACCGAAGGGCTCGAAAAATCAGTACGTGCCGGTTTCACCAGCTGGCCCGAAGCCATACGCCAAAATGGCGATGATCCCGATGAAGTATTTAACGAAATGATAGAAGCAGCAAAACAATTTGATGCCGCCAGCCTTATGCCAACTACCGATCCACGTTACGATGCAAACAGAAAAAATCCCGATGCACAGCAAACAGGCACACAGGCAACAGGCACAAAGGCAACAGGTAAGCAGGCATAAAGCAAACTACTTACTACTTACTACTTATCACTTACTACTTACTACTTATCACTTATTCTTTGCCTTTTTTGTTACAACCTTGTTACCACACACCAAAAAACACAAAATATTTTTACATCACTTTAAAATGTGCGTAAAACACACAAACCCCAATGGCTAACCAAACAAAACAAGCAGGCACACAATACACAAGGGCGTTATTCGATGTTAATACCATCAATAAAGAAAAACGCACGGTAGATGTGGTTTTCGCCACCGAAAACCCCGTGCCGCAGCGTAATTGGGATGGTGTATTTATGGAAATACTCGACTGCAACCCTGCATCAGTACGTATGGATCGCCTAAATGCCGGCGCACCCGTTTTAGACAACCACAGCCGTTACAGTGTAGCCAACCAGTTTGGCGTGGTAGATGCAGCCAGCTTTGCCAATAAAGAAGGACGGGCCACACTACGTTTCAGCAGCAGGGAAGATGTAAACCCCGTTTGGCAGGATGTGCAGGACGGTATTTTACGTGGCATATCAGTAGGCTACCGGGTTTGGACGTACGAAATAACCGAAAAACAAGGCGAAATACCCGTTTACCGTGCCACCGACTGGGAGCCCATGGAAATATCACTGGCACCCGTACCAGCCGATTATAAAAGCGGCACCCGAAATGCAGAAGATTTACACACCGTAACCATTAATTCTAAAATAAATAACATGGCAGAAAATTTAACCGCCGAACAGCGTAGCCAGCAAATAACCGAAGCCGTACGTGCCGCCGGTTTTACAGATGCCTACGCCACAGAACTCATCAGCGATGAAGCAATCACCGTAGATGGAGCCCGTGCCGCAATTATAGCAAAACTGGGCAAAAAACAACCAGCCGAAAACAACAAACCACAAACAACCCCTGCGCCGGTGCAAGATGCCACAACACAAGAGCGTGCAGCAGAAATTGTACACGCCGTACGTGCCGCAGGCATGGGTATCGATTATGCATTTGAACTCATCCAAACACAAAACCTTACTGCCGATCAGGCACGCCAGGCAATACTAAATAAAATGGCAGCACAACAATCCCCCGCACAAAAACCGGCAGCAGCACAATTTGCAGTAACCGGGCAGGATGAAACAACAAAAACCCGTAATGCCATCATTACAGGTTTATCATTACGCAGCGGCGTATCCGAAAAAGAATTTACGCCAGAACTGGTTTCAGGTGCCCGCCAATACCGTGGCACATCGTTAATAGATGTTGCAAAAGAATGTTTGCAGCGTGCAGGTATCGATTACAAATACATGGATAAAATGGAAATTGTTGGCCGTGCCATCACTTCCAGCACAAGCGATTTTCCAGTATTGCTGCAGGGGGTAATTCACAAACTGTTACTAAACAACTACCAGGCAGTAGCAGATACATGGCGCCGTTTCTGCTACGTTGGAACTGTTTCAGATTTCAGGGAACACAAACGCCTGCGTATGGGATCATTCAGCCGCCTTGATAAAGTAAAGGAAGATGGAGAATTTAAAAATAAATCTATTCCCGATGCAGAACAGGAAGGCATCACTGCAGAAACATTTGGTAACATCATTAACGTAAGCCGTAAAATGATTGTTAACGATGATATGAATGCATTTACAAGGCTGGCACAAATGCTTGGCCGTGCCGCAGCACGCAGTATAGAAATTGATGTGTATTCATTACTGGCCAGCAACCCAACAATGAGCGATGGTGTAGCATTATTCCACAACACACATAAAAATATTGGTACAGCAGCAGTACCCAGCGTGGCATCTTTTGATGAAATGCGTGTATTAATGGCATCACAAACAGATCCATCCGGTAATGATTATCTGGATTTGCGCCCTGCAAACCTGTTAATCGGTATTAAAAACGGTGGTACAGCACGTGTAATAAACGATGCACAGTACGATCCTGATACCGCAAACAAACTGCAAAAACCAAACCTGGCAAAAGGTATTTTTAATAACATTATCGATACTGCACGCATTACTGGTAACGAATACTATGCCTTTGCAGACCCCAACGAAGAACCTACAATAGAAGTAGCGTTTTTAGATGGCCAGCAAACACCATTTATGGAACAGTCGCAGGAATTTACAGTAGATGGCATGCAGTGGAAAGTGCGGTTAGATTATGGTGTAGATGCAATTGGCTGGCGTGGTGCAGTAAAAAATGCAGGAGCATAATTTTTTAAACAGTAACTAAACAACATTAAAAACAAAATCCGGCCTTCGGGCGGGGTAACAAATACAAAAACAATGGCACAAAATTTTATCACATGCGGCGATGTGCTGGATTACACAGCAGGCGGCGCAATTGCAAGCGGCGCACCCGTTTTAGTTGGTGATTTGCTCGGCGTTGCATTAGTAGCAGCAGCAGCCAGCGGCGATGTTATTGCCGTGCAGGTAGAAGGCGTTTTTGAAATTGCAAAACGCACTCACGCATCCTCAGCAGCAATGGCACAGGGCACAAAACTTTATTGGGATGCTGGTAACAGCCGCCTGGATAATACAGACAACAGCGGCGCCAACAAACACGTTGGTTACGCATACGCCGCAGCCGCATCCACCGCAGCAACAGTGTACGCACGCCTGTTAGGATAATAATTCATTCAATTTAAAAAGTGTTTCCACAACCATGCCCAATATTTTTGATGCAATGCAGGAAACACTTTTTAATACCGTAACCAGCACAATGGGTTACAGCGCCACATGGGCGCCGGATGCAGGCGGTGCAGTAATAACCGCCACAGTTCTTTACAACGGGCCAACCGAAAAAGAAAAACTGCTGGATGCTAATTATACACCCGATAAACTCACCATGGAATACAAGGTGCAGGATTTTGAAGGATTAAAACAATCCATAGACAGTGGCAAAACAGAAAACATAACCATTGATCCATTTGGAGAGTTTAACATAAAAAGCATTCAATTAAAATGGGATGGTAAAACCGTAATAGCAAACCTGGTAAAAATAACCGAGTAAATGCCATTTCAGTACAGCGATATAGAGGATGAAATAGTAGAACAACTGAAAACAGTAATTACCGGCACCAGTTACACCGTAATGCCATTGCCAGATAAGCAGGTAGATTTTCAACGGCTCGTAACACCCAACAGCGCCCTGTTTATAGTAGCATATTCAGATAGTGCTTTCGATCCGCCGGCAGCGCTCGACATTATAAAGCAAAACGAAAATGTAACCATACTCGTAAACATAAGAGCCGCACGCCGCAAAGGTGATTACAGCATAAACCAGGGCATGCAAATAGTAAAACAGGTATTGCAGGGCTACAAACCACAAAACTGCGGCCAGTTATACCTGCAAAAAATTGAGTTTGATGATCGTAACGAAGTACAAAATTATTTTAGTTACAACATAACATTTATAACTAAAAAAATACACATGCAGGCGCAGGATTTTGCAGAAGAATTAGGCCCGCTGTTAAAAAGCCTTACATGGCGCAGCCAGTTTGCAGGAGATTTTACAGCAGCCGAGTTTGCACCAGCCGACTTTAATACCAATATTCATAATTCCTAATTCCCAATTCCTAATTAAAATAAACAGTGGCAAAAGCAACAGAAAATAAAGAGCAAAACACCAAACAGGAAACCTATTTGTACCTCAGCCACACCACTGTGCGTTTTACACACAACCAGCAGCAAATAGTGCTGCAGTACGGTTCGCAATATAAAAACCTGCCGGCAGACAGTAGCATCATTAAAAACCTCATTCATCAAAAAAAGTTAATTAAACAATAATGGCATATTTACACGGGGTAGAAACCCTAACCATCGACAAAGGCCCGGTGCCCGTAACAGTAGTAAAAAGCGCCGTAATAGGTTTGGTAGGCATAGCACCAACCGGCCCCGCCCAAACACCCACATGGGTAAAAGGCGTAAACGATGCCGCACAGTTTGGCAAACTCGTACCCGGTTTTAACATACCCCGTGCGCTGGATAGCATTTTTAAACAAGGCCCAGCCAGCGTAATAGTGGTAAACGTGTTCGATGCTACCGCACACACCAGCCAGGTTACATTAGAATCACACACCGTAACCAACGGTAAATTAAAATTAGCCTACGCACCCATTGGCGCAGTAACCATAAAAGAAAGCGATGGCACCACAAATGCCACCATTGTAAAAGATACCGATTATACACTGGATGAATACGGCAACTTTACAAGCCTTACCAATAATGCAGATAATGGCCATGTGTTTAAATTCAGCTACAAAAAATTAAATGCCGCCGCAGTAGATGCTGCCGCCATTATCGGCGCACATGATGCAGATACAGATGTATATACCGGCTGTAAAGCATGGGCGCTAAGCAAAAACCTGTTTGGCTTTAACCCAAAAATATTAATAGCGCCCGATTACAGCAGTGTAAACGCCGTAGCCGCCGAGCTAATAGCCCAGGCAGATGAATTACGTGCCATCACCCTGCTGGATGCACCAGCCGCCACATCCGTTGCAGATGCCATTGCAGGCCGTGGTATAGCAGGCACCATTAACTTTAACACCAGCAGCAAAAGGGCATTTTTGTTGTACCCTTATGTAAAAGCATACGATCCTGCCACCAATACAAATGTAGATTATCCCTACAGCAACTTTATGGCAGGCATCATCAGCAATACAGATGAAACACTCGGTTACTGGTGGAGCCCATCAAACAAAGAAATTAAAGGCATTGTAGGTGCAGAGCGCAGCATTACCGCAGGCGCCAGCAGCACAAGTACCGATGCAAATTCATTAAACGAAGCTGGTATAACCACCATCTTCAATACATTTGGCACCGGCATACGCACATGGGGCAACCGCAACGCCAGCTGGCCCAGCAACACCGCACCCGATAACTTTTTATCAGTTATCCGCACTGCAGATGTAATACATGAAAGCCTTGAAAATGCCTGCCTGCAGTTTATTGACAGGCCAATAAACCAGGCGTTAATAGATGCCATACGGGAAACCGGCAACGCATTTATACGCACACTCATTGGCCGTGGCGCATTAATAACCGGCAGCCGTGTAGAGTATCCGGCAGATGTAAACACATCCGAAGAAATAGCCGCCGGCCATTTAACATTCGATATTGTAATGATGCCACCCGTACCCGGCGAGCGCTTAACATTACGCAGCTTTATAGATATAAGCCTGCTGCAAAACCTGTCCTAAAAACAAGCAACAGTAAACAGGCAAAAGGCAACAGCAAAAACAACTTATAACTTACAACTTATCACTTATAACTTATAAAAATGGCACTCGAAACATCACAAATAATAAACGCAAACATTTACTTAAACGGCACCAGCCTGTTAGGCAAAGCCAGCGAAGTAGATGCCCCTGAAATAATGCAAAAAATGTCAGATTTTAAAGCCCTTGGCATGTTTGGCACTGCAGAACTTACCAGCGGTATCGATAAAATGAACATGCGTGTAAAATGGAATGCCTATTACGAAGATGTGGCAGTAGCCATGTTAAACCCGTATAAGCAGGTAAGCCTTATGGTACGTGCCAATAAAGAAGTGTGGCAGGGCGGAGAAAAAACAGCCGATGTACCTGTAATTATTTACGCCACATGCCAAAGTAAAGGTTTTCCCACTGGTAAATTTAAAAGCCAGGAAAGCGTGGATATAGAAAGCAACCTAAGTGTAACACACTGCAAAATGGAAATTGGCGGCAAAGAAGTGTTTGAAGTAGATGTAATGAATAACATTTACAAAGTAGATGGTGTGGATATTTTAACACAGTACCGCACTAACCTGGGCATTTAATACTAACCATTATTATATACGCCCATTACCGTAAAACAGTAGTGGGTTTTTTTTACATGCCCTCCATAGCTTTAGCGAAGGAGGGCTAAACAAAACCAAACCAACAATGGAGCCAACAACAAATAACCAACAACAAACCCCAGCCATTGGCGAATGGCACACCGCCAACGAAGCCGATGCCGCCATGGCAATTGAAACATGCATTTACGAAAACGGCAACATAAGCAAGCGGTGCACATTAAGCGATGGTAAAGTAGCCATTTGCCACCGCCTTAAAGGCAAAGACCGTAACCTCATTAAACGCCTGGCAGGCGATGATAAAAATAAATTTGAAGATGCCCTGGTGGCAGTAAGCACCAAAATTGATGATAAGGATATAGTAATAGAAGATTTAGATGGCATGTGGTTTAACGATGCCATGCAGCTGCAAACAATGGCCACCACTTTAAATTTTACATAAGCCCGGGAGAGGTAACATTCCTGGGCTGGTGGTATAAAATATCACCCATGGAAATTGAAAACTGGTACACCGATGATATACGGTACTGGCACAACGAAGCAGTAAAAATGCACAACGAACTAAATAAAGTTTAACAGGCAACAGGGAACAGGCAAAGAGGCAACAGTTAAAAACACTTATAACTTACAACTTATCACTTATAACTTTCTAAATGGATAAGGCTTTTAAAATAGCAGTCATGCTCAGCGCTTACGATAAACTAAGCACTGTGGTAAATGCTGCTGTAGATAAAAGCCAGCGCAAATTAAAAGGGTTTCAGCGGGCGTTTAATGGCATAGCAGAAAAAACAGAACGTGGCATGATAATCGGCGAAGGCGGCATGCAGTTTTTTGAACGTGCCGTAACCGCCGCCGAAGAAAGTGAAGTAGCCGGCAACAGGTTAAAGCAGGTATTTAAAAGCATGGGTGAAGCAAACGATGATGCCGCTAATAAAGCACAGGCTTATGCCAGCCAGTTACAAATGCAAATAGGTATAGAAGATGAAGTAATAAATGCAGTACAGGCTAAAATAGCAACGTTTAAAAGAGCCAGTGACGAAAGTGCAAGAGCTAATGGATTATTTGCAAGAGCAACTGAAGCTTCATTTGATTTACAGGCTACAGGCTTTGGCGATGCTATTTCAAATGCTAATCAATTGGGCAAAGCTTTACAAAATCCAGCATTGGGTGCTGCAGCTTTAAAGAAGGCAGGC